TCGCCTTCGGTTTTACCGCCCTTCGCCTTAGGTTTGTTGGCCTCATTATTCCGCCATTCAGCAAGACCGTTATTAATAAACTCCTGACGGCCTGTCTGGAATTGCGGATCACTGGTTAACCCCAGGTCATCGGCTGCATAACTCAGACGCAGGCGCTCTTTGGCCTCACCCTTATGGCGTGACAACTCCAGATCCCGGCGACTCTTTTCGAGAGCATCAGTTTGCTTTTTGTCGAGGTCGGCCTGAGGGAGTCTGAGCGGGACGTTAGCCAGCCCTTGCCGGGCCATTAATAGCTGATTTCCCAGACCCAGCAGACGGTTAAATTCAGTATGCTGACCATTCATCATGATCATCGACTGATATACCGCATTCTGTCGCCAGGCTTGTTCGCGTATTAAATCATTACGACGTCGCTCAATTTCTTCGAGAGCCTGCTGTATGCCGCGAGATTTATCTCGCATGTCATTTAATTTTCCCTCTTCAACAGCGAGTTGATCCGTAACAATAGCTATCGCTCTTAGGATTTCTGCATCGTTCTCGCTGTTAATACCCGGTTTTCCACGCGATGCATTCAAATCGTCGATCTGGTTCTTCAGCTTACCAACCTTTCTGGCTTGCTCATCAACAAGTCGATTTTGTTCAACGAGAGCCTCAACAGTTTGTCCACGATTTTCATCCGTCTCGGTCAGAGACATTTTTGAGGTTTTTTGCCTAATTTCATCAATCTGACCAGCGTACTCCTGAGCGGAACGACGTGCCTGCTCCTGATTCTGATACATCGTGTACCAGGCACCAGCGCCAAGCATCAGCAGCCCTGGCAACCCGCCAACCAACCCTAAAAGGCCTGTAGCGCCAGTTTTTACCAGCCCCAATACAGATGTTGCAGAGTTAAGAGCTTGCTGAGATGCTGCCACTGCCCTGTTTGACTGCACCAGAGCAGCGTTCGCTGTAATCATTGCACGGCGTTTGGCAATAGCATTTTGAGTCGCTGTGGCCTCAGCATTTGTATTTTTAGCTAAGACAAGTTCGGACTGAGCCAGTTGATATGCTCGCTCAGCAGAAAGGGCATCGGCGACCGCCTTGCGCTGTGACTGTGTGGCAGTATTTGCCCTGGCTGCGGCTAGTGCTATTTCATTTTTTCTTGCCTCAACCAGTTGTGCCGTTTGGCTTCCAAGCTCGCCGATCATGCCGCCAATAAATCTTGAACCGCCGATGGCCGCCAGCACGCCAGCAGCAGAGGCCACGGTATTTATATTGTCCGAAATGGAATTCAGTGCGCCAGTAAGTGCGCTCGTTGCACCCGTGGCTTCATTTGCCCCCCCCACCCACGCCAGAAATGCGTTTTCAATTTTTGTCGTTGCTGAAGCAACGGTTTGCGGCATGGCACTATATTCATCCCGCAACGTTCCAAGCTGGCTGATTAATGCCGGAACAACTTTATCGGCAGTAAGCTGCCCCTGATCTGCCATCGCCTTTAAGTCTTTCCTGGCAACCCCCATACCGGAAGCTAGCGCACGAATAACGCGATCGCCGTTTTCGTTAACGGAGTTGAATTCTTCCCCACGAAGAACGCCCTGTGCTAACGCCTGACTGAACTGTGTGATTACTGAGCTGGCTTCAGACGTGCTTGCGCCTGACAACTTAAGTCCTGTCGATATAGCTTCGGTTACTTTCAGAACCTCTTCTGAACTGTAGCCATACTCACGCATGGAGGCGGCTGAACGGGCAAACAGGCTGGCGTTATCTGAAAATGCGGTCCCGGTTCGCTGGCTAATATCCATTAGTGCGCGCTGTGACTCTTTGAAGTCATCGGAGGATTTTGATGCCTGCTTTAACCGGGCGTTAACTGAACTCCATTCATCAGCCAAAGAAATAAGGTGTCCGGTGGCATATGCTCCTGCAAATGCCCCAGTAAGACCAACAGCTGACGCCTTTGCAGAATTAAGTTGGCCAGTTAAGTCAGCCAAAGCCCTCTGAGTCTCTCTGGACGCGGCCGCCGCCTGTCGGCCACCATTTTGCATGGTGCGGTAATAATCTTGCCCCATTCGTGAGGCGCGGGAAATTTCCGTCTGGAATGACTGCGAGTTAGCGGAAATTTTGATTATTAACTCACGTAAGGTTGCCATCAATTTTCTCCAGGCGAAAAAAAAGCCCATTAACGGGCTTTTTGTTGTGATATAAATTTCATGGCTTATCTAAAAATTCTCTCAGAGCTTCCGATTTATTGCAGGAATCTTTATTAACAGTCATCCCTGCCTCTTTTTGCTTTTGACAGAAATAGTAGTAATCATCGTTTGTTTTTATATAGCCCATGAATTTAATAAAAGCTTTTTTACACAATTCAGGATTTGCATGATCAGAGCAAACCGTAGACGTATAGCTTTGCAACTCATTTGGTTCTAATGGAGCCAGTGTTTGAGTTGCACTTGATAAACAACTGAAACCATAAAATAATACAAATAGAACTAGTTTTTTCATTTTCTTCACCAAATTATAAAAAAATAATCCTATTCTTTTACAGTTCATTTGTCACTGAGTTGCAGCTGTAAGAGCCGCCTCAAGCCCGGCAAACGGGTCCTTAGGTGCTGTCTGTTCACCATCTCCCCACCGCAGGATCGCATCGTCCAGCGGTACTTTTGCCCCCTGCGAACCGTAGATGGCAGAGACGAGCTGAGCTGCCTGAATGTCGCCACGGATATCGCCAACCGGACTTTGCCTGTCGAACTCAATCCACATCAGAAGCTCGCTTGCCGTCATATTCTGCCGAAGCTCTGAGAGCGTGCGCCCCATCCGGAGCGCAAGCGACATCAGAAACTTTACGCCGGGGGTTGAGACTTTTCCCGCGCTTCGTCCGCATTGTTGATCAGGTCAAGCGCCTGTTTGAGCAGGCGTGAATGGACGGGGCCGTAGATTTCACGCACCTGCTCTTCTTCGTCTACGCTGAATACCGGTTGCTTATCGGTGTCGCACAGGACGTCAATGAAGAGAACCACGTCAGCGCAAAGATTACGGTGTGCCTTTTCCGATACCGACACATTTTCATCATCAGCACCCGCTTTCACCACTTCCTGCCAGCGCAGCCAGGCTTCACCTGACGGCTCACGGAGAACCACTTTGACGCCCTCCCACTCAGGAACGGCGACCGTCTTATGACGAAAACCCGACATCTTAGCCAGGGCGAGATTTTTAATATTCTTCATGCGACCTCTCAGGAGCCAGACTCGATGTTTTCAGGCTTACCTTTCAGGCGCAGGGAGAACGTTGCCGCCACTACGCCGTTGGTACCGGAAGACCAGGTGTGCTGGCGGATTTCAGCCAGGAACTTAAAGCCTTTGCCGGACGGGAAAATGACCTGGAAAGCGTAGGTCGTATCGTTGTCATACGCATCACGCAAGGCGTCCTGCGCCGGATTCTTGTAGAAGTTGCCGGACAGAGAGATTTCTGACGGAGAAGGCAGGCCGTTGATGTTCTCCTGCTCGGTAGAGCAAAGTGTTGTTACGTCGATATCCTGCTTCTGACCACCGGTGAACTGAATTTCTTTGATGGTGCAACTCAGATCGAGGAAGGTTGCGGAATCCATCGTTTCTTTGGTGGCAGGCAGGGAGGAAATAAGGATCTTCGTCAGCTGCGATTTTTCATAAAGTGCAGACATAGCTGTCTCCTGGAAAAAGAAAACCCGCCATCAGGCGGGTTCGTTGGGTGAATTAATTGTCACGGGGTAACTTTAAAATCCAGGGTGGCACGGTAGAGCCGATACTCTGGCTCGTACCCGGGGATTTTTACCACCTCTGTAGGGTTTAACGGCTTAAGCGAAGCGAGCGCCAAATCTCTCAGGGAGCGTGATTCAGCGATCGAAGTGGAATACACATCGACCTGAACGGAAACCCTGCTCTCTGCCTGGCCACACATCACGTCAGCGGAAACCTCATCGACGATGGAAAAGATAATCCAGGGTGGAGAGACAGACGGTTTCCCGTCACTACCTAATGGCGCAACATAGGGATATACCCGTCCTTCTGCCAGGGAAGAAAGCAAGGCGTAGATATCATCTTCATTCACTTGCTCAATACCTCATCAATAGCCTGATTCATCCTGGCAATGGCGGCGCTGGCGGCCTCTTCCTCGCGCGTATCGTAAGCGGGTCGCACAAACGGATGTGCAGGCATGTTCGCGGTGCCCAATTCAACGAATCGCCAGTAAAAGGCGTTTCTCGGGTTATTCGCCTTCATCGTGTTATCGCTGTTGCCGGTGCGCGGGTTCACGCCACGAATATGGACGCCGGAAGAAATCTCCCCGCGGCGGCGGCTTTTTTGGGTCACCACCACCACGTTTTTTTTCAGTTTCCCGGTGCGCACTGGTGCGCGTGCGATTACTTCTTCCTTAAGCACTTCGGCACCGGCGCGCGTAGCATCACGCAGGACCTTGTTGTTTTCAGCGCGGCTAAGCGCCTCCAGGTCCTTTGCGATATCATTTAACCCGGAAAAATCGAGGCTCGTCTCAATCATTTTTCAGCTCCCAGCTTGCACAATATCTCAAGACGCTCACCCTTTTCATCAGGGATAGGCGGGCCTATAACGTTAAGTGTTTTACCTCGGTATGGTCCACTCAGAACCTTTATCCTGGATACTGCCGTTATTGTTTCTCCCGATTTTCCACGGACCCATACCCTGACATCAGCCTGGGCAATTTCGGCGCCTGCTGCCATTAATTCTCTTCCGCTCCGGCCCCTTATATCTGCGCGGATGGTTTCACCATCCACCCATGTTTCAACTGGCTGGCCTGATGCGTCACGGATATGTACGGGGTTTTGTATCACAACAATTTGTATGAGCTTACCAGCGGATATAGCCATGAATGCCCTCAAATAATTGTCGGAAGTCGGAGATCATGAATTAAAAACGACACAGAGAAAGGAAGTTCTCCATGAAGTAAATCTTCCTTGTCAGCCAGGTCAGGATTTCGGTACAACATACCCACCAGACGCATCGTGGCGGCCTTCATCCGACTGAGCGCTTCACCCTCTATTAACTTTCCTGTTTCATCAATGACCTTGTCCCGGCTTCCCTGAATAAAAGCCAGCAACACCGAACTGGCTTCCTGTATTTTTTCCTTAAGTGGGCCGTCGTCAGCATCATGATCAATGTGCAGGTGTTCCTTAATCTCATCCAGTGTCACAAGTTCAATCACGTCTTATCCCTCCCGTCGCGGCCACGCTTGGCGGCCAGAGTCCAGCCTTTAGAACCTGCCTCACCAGGTTTATCCTGCGTCTGTTCGTCACAGTGCCAGAGCGAACCGCCCCATGTAACCGTGTCGCCAGGCAGATATTCCTGACCGGATTTGAATACGCCCTGATAAATCATCACTGGCACGTCAAAGGATTTGGTTTCGCTGGCGCCACTGGTGCGGCTAACCGTCAGAGTGAAGTTACGCTGCTCAGATTGCTGAATATCAATACCCGACACACCATCAACAAGACACTCCCAGCCGCGCATACCATGGGTTTTCTCGTAAGCGCGCCACAGGCCGCCGTTATGCGTGGCATAGCTGCCACGTGGGTAGCTTTTCCCCTCATCAATGAAAGGCAGAATTTCCAGCGCCAGGGCGTCCCGGCCATTTTCTCCATCTTTACCCGGCTCTGCTGCGGGCAGAGCTGCAATCGCCTCATTAACCAGCGATTTCACATCTGGCAGCTCCGGCATGGATGCGGAAACCAGCTCCTGAATCATCGGCTGGACGTCTTCAGTTGTGACACTTTTACCGTCCTGCGGTACCGGGATGGCGGCTACCGCCTCACTGACAGCTTCTTCAACTGCCTGTTTAAGCATGGCGGGATCAAAGTCTTTACCGTCCTTTGGTGCAGGTATTTCTGCCACGGCATTGCTGACCAGCTCCTGTAAAACGGGGGTGATATCGTCGACCGTGACACTTTTACCGTCACGCGGAACCGGGATAGCAGCTACCGCCTCGCTGACCATAGTGGCAACATCTGGAAGCTCCGGCGCTGCCTGGGCTGGTAATTTAGCAATTTCCGCTTTCACCATGCTCTCGACGTCTGGAGCGGGCGCATTACTGATTTCTTCAACCTGCTTTGCGAGACTGGTTAGCCTCTCCTGATAGTCCTCTTTCAGGGCCTGAATACTTTTACTGAAGCTGTCACGCATTTCAGCGAGAACCTGACCAAATTCCTCGCCCAGCACCTTTATCAGGGATAGTTCGCGTTCATTCATTTTGTAAGAAATCCTCTGATCATGGCTTTGGCTGCCGACTGCTCAGCATCGGTTAAAGCCTTTCCTTCATTCGATGAGGCTGAAGGTTGGGACAAACTGCTTTTACCAAACGGATCATCCGAAGCATCACGGCGCGCCAGCGCCTCAAGGCTGAAGTTCTGCTGTTGAAGGTAAAGAGAGTCCCCTCCAGCCAGGGGAGGCAGGTTCTCACTTTTCCTCGCTTCGTTTGGTGTGAGGATAGTATTTTTCACCCCTTCCCCCAGGGATTTGATACGGCGTTCACTGTCCATACGCAGCAGCGCATTAACATCAAACTCAGTCCCTGTATCACCCTCAAGTTCAAACGCTTCATCCAGCAGCAATTCGATGGACTCAATCAGGGACTGAAGACACTGTGAGTAATACTGCTGATCCTGCGCCTCGATGTTGTCATGCGTTGGCAGTTCACCAATGCCAACCTTATAAGCAGGCACGTGAAATACTGAACAGACAATCTGCGCGGTCATGCGAAGCTGTTCGACAGTTTGCGCATCAGCAGCTGAGACCGTCCGGGGAACATATTTCGCACCATTGCTCAGAATGGCGGTTTTACCCGCATTTTCCCCGGTATAACCAGTGTCCCAGTTTTCTTTGATCTTCCTGGCGTTCTCTTCCGTAATCGAGCCCGGAACCTCGATAACACCGCTGGGTTTCCCGCCATTGCGGAAAAAGTACGCTGAGCTTTCCTGAATATGGTGACCCTGCATTGCAGCCAGACCAGCAGCATAAATCGGGGAAAGACCAATAAGGGGATGAAACAGACAGTTGAACCGATCGTGAATAACCTCTCGTGCCGGTACAGTCACAGATGATTCAATACCGGCCATGTTATCCGGATTGATCTGGTAGAAGACAGAGCCATCATCAGCTACCAGCGGCGTAACCTTGTTCCAGTCCAGCAGCCTCAGCTCGGTTATCTCACCGCGATTGTTCCGGATCTTGAGCGCAACGGTATTACCTTCGCACAGCTTGGAATTCAGCCAGTGCTCAAAGAACTGGATGCGGTTCTGAAAGGCATTTGGCCTGGAATACAGCGCGGCTATCTTTCCGGTTTTAATTTCCCTCCGAACGCCATTTGAATCCTGTTTCATCAGGCGCGGAGGCATTTTAGCGATATCACTTGCGATCAGAGATATGCAGGAAAACACAGCATAATAGGAGAGAACCGTTTTGGGCTTAATTTCCATGTTCTGCTGCCAGGCCCCGGCGTAGGGTTCGTGGACATAACTGAACATCGGCGTCCAGCCCCCGCGGTTGACAACAGGCTGCTGTAGATTTTTGACTTGCCCCTCTTTTCTTCGGAAAGGATTCCACATTAGCCGTTCTCCGCTCTACGCTTATTCTTCCTCACCCTGGTAGTTACCTCGGTGAAATATTCTGCCTTGCCAAGCAGCACCAGCACCCTTGCGCACCGATCGTCCACGGTCTTTACGTCTCCCGTAACAGAGTCATGTGTGCGTTGCAGATATCTGATTTTTGCCATGCAATTTGGCGGGGTTTCCCCCGCCCTCCTTTCGCGTTAGCTTCCCTGGTTAGAGCCGTAGTTCACACCAGAAATAACCGCCACCGCTGCCGTGCGGCGACGCTTCCAGTTGATCCAGCGCTCGGCACGGATAGCCACGCTGTTCGTCTGGAACATGGAAACCAGCTCCGTTCCGGTTGGGCTGACGCTGTCGCCAGTAGGATCGCTTTCCATTTCCAGAGAGGCTTCACGTGACATATCCACTGCCACACCACCGTCGTCAGCCAGATAAATATCCGGCGCGTTCAGCAGGGTAAGATTGCTTCCGGCGTACTGCGAAACGATAGCCGGAAGCCCCTGGAATGTGCCGCCAAGCAGGGTCATTTCCGGATACATTTTCTGGCCCAGAGCATTTTTCTTCATGGACAGCGCCAACGCGTTGGTGCTGGACATGATCCACACGCCGCCAGTTGGCTGGAGGTTATTGGAGACAAACTGAGCGAATGCCGCTTCAGCATCTGCATCCGGATCGCCGGTTGATGGAACAGCCACAATACCGTTGGTAATTGAGGCCGGAGAGACGTTAGCAACTTCAGCTTTCGCCGGGTTAATGAAGTCCGTATCCAGGCGTGCAATGACCGCTTCTGCCAGCGCATTACGCACCAGTGCATCAGCTGCCGGATTGGAGAACCGGATCAGCTCATCGGTCAGCACCGCAATGGCTGCGACTTTGGCGAAGCTGAACGTGATGGACTCAAAGTCGAATTTGGTCAGCGGCTTGGCCTTACCCTGACCTACCCAGCTTGCAGATCCGCCGGAAGTTTGTGCCGGAATGCGAATGTTGAACGGGACCTGACGCAGGGCAGGAATACCACCCTGACCGAAACGACCGATAATGGTCTGCGGGCGGAGGAATTCAACAAAATCATTTGCGTATTCCTGATACTCCACCAGCGCACCAGCCCACTGAGGATCGGTCGTTGTGCCAGCACCAACAGCGGCTTTCAGCACATGGTGAAGTTTCGCATCATCCGGGTACTGCTTACGTGCAATTTCCAGCGCTTCAGAACGGCTGCCGTTTGCCGCCGCCAGTGCCTTGGCAAAACGGGCAAAGGCGATACCTTTCTCCAGATTTTGCTCAACGCGAATGATCCCCGGCGCGTTTGCCTTAACGGTGGTGACTTCGCCATTGGCAGTTTTTGTTACCGGTTTAGCCGTGGCTGCAATGCTGGCTTCCATATCACGAAGACGTTTCAGGTGTTCGTCTACAGATTTGATCTCAGAAGAAACGTTGTCATAGCTTTCAGTTTCTTCAGCATCGAGGGTACGGCCTTCATCGAATGCTTTGCTCATGATGTCACTTTGTGAAGCTGCCAGCGCCGCACGCTTATTTTCAAAACTTTTGATCTGTTCAGCGATATTCATCGAAATGTTTCCTTTTTTGGTTTTGGGTGCTGTAGCGCCAGCGGTTTTAGAGGTTTTCACTACCGGTTTCTCATTGCCTGACGCGGCGAGAAACTGGCGATCGAAAGATTTAACGGTCTGGATGGAGCATTCGGCATTGGCCGGAATGGTCACCGCCGAGACCTCAAGCAGGTCCCAGGACAAAAAGCGAATACCGCCTTCATCCAGGAAGGAATACTCAATTGGGCGGAACCCAATCGACAGGCCGCGTACCAGCCCCGCCTTAATCGAAGCCCACGCTTCATCAAGACGTGCGATTAACTGGGATGGCATGTCAGGGGTTGGTTTCACGAGCTTTGCTGTGATCTGCAACCCCTCTTTCACCATTTTTGGCGTGCAGGTGCCAATAGGCTGAGAGCGGTCGTGCTGCCAGAGGAACGGCGTATCGCTACGGAATTTCGCCCCCTCCGGCTCCATAATGTCACCGTCACGATCGGGAGACGGTGTTGAGGCGATGCCGGTGATAATCCGCTCATCCTCATTTACCGACTTAACCGTCATGAGGGTGCAGGCGCGTTTAAGCGTCATTTGCTGGCCTCCAGAAATGAAAAAAACCCGCATGCGCGGGCCATTAACTGACGTGTGTGTTAAACGAAAAATACCTGGTAGTCTTTTTTGACCGGTTCGGGGTTAAGAGCCATTAACGTAACGGCGTTGAATGTGGCCATAAGAGGGTCAATTTTCCCCTTCCCGCTGGCCTGTTTGGTGATGAGTATGGCATTACCTTTCGGCTCCACACGGGCGTTGCCTACGCACCATGCCAACAGAGGCTGACCACCATGAAGCAGAACACCTTCAGCCAGCTTTCGCTCGGTAGTCTTAATGGCGCCGCCGAGTTTCCAGCCCTGGCTGACCCCGGTTACAGCCTCATCAGGAATGCCTGCCTCACTGAGCGCATCAAGAATTTGCCCTACCTCAGAGGGGTCAATCCCGATTTTGTCCAGCAGTTCGGCTTCATAAATCCGGCTGACGTACTCTGCAACTTGCTCAACATCCTCGCCTACCCGCTTAACGATCGTCAGGTCACCGGCCCTCTCAAAATCCTTTAATTTTGAAATTTCGCTCTTTCGCCTTTCCAGGGCGATGGTATGTGCCCATGCATGGCACCAGCATAACCACTCGCGCGTCTGGCGATCGCGCCCGATAACAGCCAGGCCGAGAAGGTCATCGAGACCACCGCCATCGATACCAACTGTGACCACCTCAGAACGGCGCAAAATATCGTCAAAAGTGACGCGCCTTGCCTGTTGCTCCCAGAAATCTGCCCCTGCCCATCTGTCAGCGCGCAGGGCGAGACCGATTTCAACGTTGGCGTGCTTCGACATAAAGCCACGGAAATCTTCTTCCCCGGCCTCTTTCGCTTTATTGTATTCACGGTATAGAAACTGCTCGTCTACGGAGTAACCCAGGTTGGGGTTAACCATCGCGAGGTTATCCAGAAGAAGATGTTCACCGCTGGCAACCATTTCCGGTGGATGCTCAAATATCACCGGAAGGAAATGCGGATCGTGAATCTTTCCGTCGCGAACGTCACGGGCGTATTGCAACTTCTTCTTAAACACACCTGCCGGCGGTTCGTTAGACTGCGTGGTTGTGTACATCACAAAGCCTTCCGGTCGTGATGCCATGCCACCGACTGCCTCACGCAGCATATCTTCGGAGTTATGTTGCTTTCCAAAAAGCCACAACTCGTCAATGAGCGTGCCGACAGATTTAATCCCCGAAACGGTGTTGGGGTCGGCGGCCACCACTTTCAGCGTCGTGTCCGTTCCCCTGTGGGTGATTGTCCTGATGTGTGTCTGCACCTGGCAGAGGTCATCCAGATCATCATCCCGCTTTACCATGTCACGCGCCGGGTTAAAGGCGTTTGTCGCCACCTCTACGGTCGGGGCGATGATGGTGTACCCGGCAGCCTGACGCCAGTTAAGCAGCAACGCCGTCATCATGATCCCGGCGGCCAGCGTAGACTTGGAGTTTTTTTTGGGGATGAGCACAAACACTTCTGTAATGTGCCTGCGGCCAGTTTCGGCATCATACGAGCCGAACAGCGCCGCAACGAGATCGAAAACCCACTGTGCGCAGGATTCACCGAACGTTGGCGATCCTGGAGCATCAACGATTTTCAGTTGCCTGAAAACGTTCAGGGCTATTTCAGCCTGCTCCGGGTAAATCGGGGCAGGAATAATAGACTGGCCTTTCTTCAGGCGCTCCGCCCAGTCACGGCAGGCAGTTGTCCACTCCGGCATCATGTATTCCCGCGATTGTTAACCACCAGTTTCGGCGGCTGCTGAATTGCGAACTTATTGGCCGCTTTTTTGGCAGCCTCAGCTTTTGCATCCTTCTTACCGCCCTCACCTTTCTTCTGATGCATATAAGGCAGCATGGCCTTTGCAGCATCTTTCCTGGTTTCGATTTCGTAACCAACGTTGTTCATAACCGATTTCAGGAAGTCGAGAGGGTCTTCATACTCACCGGCGGACGATGCCGCAGGAGGTCGTTTTTCTTCAGGCGTGTTTACTGCTGGGGTATAAACATTCCTGCGATACGCAGGTTCGTCATCCACCTCAACTTTTTCTCGTTTTTTCCGCTCAATAAACGCGATGACCTCCGGGTCTTTAGCAAGCTGCGACCCCTTGGAACGCGCGGATTTTTCAGAATATCCCGCCTTTATTGCCGCATCCTTCTGAGACATCCCGGACATCAGCGCGAGAGCATATTTCCGCTTCTGCGCTGTTAACATGTTTACACCCTCCAGAGGGGGATTTTTTCTGCGAATGAGAGGGGGCGAGGTGTCCAGGGCGATCGATGTTTACTCTGGATGATACCCCCCCGGGGTTGGCAGGCCTCAGAGCCCTATAAATACAGATTCCTGATCGACATCATGCACCTCATGCTTCAGGGCTTGTTCATCAGGCTGACCCGTAGCGGCTTCACGTGCAGACTTACCTGCATGACATTCAGTGCAGAGCGTCCACAGGTTGCTCTCCGAGTTATCGCCTCCGAACTGAAGCGCGATACGGTGGTCGAGTTCACTGTCAGTCAAATCAACAACCCGATTACACATACAGCAGTGACCACTGTCACGCGCATAGATACGGCGCTTCAAACTCACCCTTGCACTTCCACTTATGCGGCGCTGCTCACCGTAGATCGGCTTGATGCGTCGCGTATCAATGGCTTTCAGGCGTGGCTTTAACGTTGTTAGCTTAGACATGCAACCTCCACGCCCGACGGCGTTCTGTTCGTGGCGCTGAGTCAGGGTGACGCTCTACAGGTTCACCATCTGCATGGTCCACCAGCGAGTAACAGGGATAAACCACAGTGCCGCCATAGGCATCACCAACGGCATAATCGGCAGGCTTGCTGCTGACCCATCGAGAAAAAACTCGTTCAATATGCTGAGAAGGTACGCTGTAACAAACGCCGTGTATCAGCCGCGGAAGTGTGATGTAGTCAGCCTGAGTTTTATCAGCAACTATCAGTCGTTCGGCTATCTGCATCTGGTACTGAGGTGGCCGGCCAGTGCCCAGGTAAAAGCTCACCAGTGAATCAGGGAAGCGGTTAAGACACTCACCCACCAGATCAGTAAAACCAGCAACAGGCATCGCGTCATCTTCCAGCACGACTACCCGGCAAGGTTGCTCGGCAGCCCATTCAAGCGCGCGTCGGTGATTCCAGTTCGCGCCGTGGTTACCGTCATCAATCAGCAGATGAGCATCCAGCAGCGCAGCAAGACGTTGTGCATGTTCTAAGCGGGTGTGATGAGCGCAAACTACGAATTTCATGTGTAAGCCTCTGTCGGTGCGTGGGTGTGAACTCGTTTTCTGGCAGCGATAATTTCTTTTTCTGCGTCAGAAAGATTTTTAAACCATTTTTGCCACACCACTTCGCCACAGTTGAACAGAGTGGCCCGCCACATATTTCCGTCCTTATATACACCTCTCACACCTGATTCGGCTCTCCCGGCAAGTGAAAGATTTTGCATATTCTGAGAGCGAGTAGCCAACCTAAGATGATTTACATTCACACATGCTCTATTGCGGCAAATGTGGTCAATCTCCATTCCGTCAGGTATTCGGCCTTTTTCTCTTTCCCAGGCATATCGGTGGGCTGAAATGATGCGGCCTTCCGATTTTAGTTGTGGGTATCCTTTGCTGTTTTTTGCACCGGTCCACAGTAAGCACTCACCTGATATCTCGGTACTAAATTCAAATCTCACCTCAGGTGAGGCAAACCTGTCTTTCCCGGCGAGAGGATCGCCAAATTTCCTCATCCGAATGTAGTGTTTGTTGCATAGGTTGCGCGCTAAAACTTTATTGCAGCATCCGGAAACATTGCAGAATCTAGTCATAGATAATTTCCTTCGCCCATAAAAAAAGCCGCACGATGGCGGCTACTGTCTGTATATCAGGATTTTCAACGAATTAAAGTGCGGATAGGCTGAAGGCTCATTAATACAAGGAGTAAATATGTCTGGACTTATCAATCCTCAAAACGCCCCAGAAGAATCAGCTTATGCATTACTGATTGAAATGATTAGAGCCCAAAGAGTTCCTGTTTATTCAGGAGGGGATATATCTAATCTCCTCTCAATGTATAACCAGGCTGTTCAGCACTTCCAAAAGAGTAGCGATGACAATAATTAAAGATTTTCTTACTTTTTGTTAAACGTTTCACGGATTGAATTTGCCATTAATGAGCACCTTCAATCCGTGTCTCGCTTTGAACTTCTCTCCACTATTTATGGCGCCACCAGGCGTACTCCTTACCGATACCTTCAGACTTAAACACTGTGTGGATGCGCGGGCCGGTGACAATGCGATCGCCAAAAGACTTAGCGACAATGCCAAAAGCGATCATATCCCCCACCGCTGCATCAGCCTGCTCTGTCTTCCAGAATCGGTAGCTCTCAATCCGGTAGTACAACCGGATGATGCCGTGCGCGAACGCCATTACATCAGCGCGCGTCCCGCCCAGCAGCCCGGCGTTAAGCATCACATCGTTGCGGTGCTGTTCGATAAACTCCTGGTAGATGCGTTCCGGGTGATTCTGCTTTGCCCATGCGTCAGCGTAGGTTTTTGGTTCGGAGCCGACGTACACCTTCCCTACCTCCATTTCTTCCCACGGCGCGCGAAGCATTTCGACATCGGTACCATCGGTACACCAGACGAACCGGTATTCAGGGTGATCTCGCAGGTGCTGCCAGATGTGCAGCCATCGCCGGAAGTAGACATTCATCTTCACGTCAGGTACGCGATACAGCTCAACATCCGCCGGGGCCGTCAGTAATTCATCCACCAGCGCTATACGACCACACTGGCGAAGCGAGGCCGCCCATTTGCTCAGCATGTCAGGCGAGGGCGCCATTTTTGTGCCGCGCTGCGGGTCAGGCTGACTGGTGAGAAGCGTTGTGATAACCACGTCGCGCTGCTGGCGGTATTCAACGTAACCAGTAAACCCGGCATCACGCCGTTCGTTATGGATCTTCACGTTACGTTCCACCAGCGCCTGTCGGTCGGGACGCGGTACCGAACGCTCTACGGCTTCATGCTCATCGAGAGAATGGATCAGCTTTTCTGAACCGACCACATCACCGTAAGCCCATGTCGTCAGGCCAGCATTGTGAATGCGCAGGGCGAGGTCACTGTGTTCGTACATACCGCGACCGTATACCGGATCGAAACCACCAACTTTCTCTATGGCGCTGCGGTGGTAGTAAAGCATTACGCCACGCTGTCCGGAGTAAGCGATGTGCTTATCATCCCGATACAGAACCGCCATATCCTTCAGCTTATTCGTCCCTGCCAGATCAAGAAACTGATAAGCCAGGTGTGGCTCGGGTGATTCGATGTAAGGCAAGTGCCAGTTATCAGCGATGGGCCAGGCGTCATCGTCCCAAAGGAAAAGATGCTCACACCCGGCGTCCATCAGCGCGGTTAAACTGGCGTTCTTCGAAGCAACAATGCCGAGTGATGTTTCATGGCGACGCAGCTGCACGCCGTCAGGCACTACTGCGGCAGGTTTTGAACCATCATCGACTACCACCACCAGCGCGCCGGCTGGCAGGTGCCTCAGATGCTGTTCGAGTGAACGTTTTAAAACGTCTGCGCGCTGATGTGTCGAAATGGCAATGCCGATCCGGGATGAAACGACGCTGGCGGGAGCGTATGGGACACCATCAATAGTGACCTGCATAAAACCTCCCGTCAGATTCCACGCCGTAAGGAAGTCCAGATCGCACCGCCTGGCTGCATAGCTTGTTGAATAGTTTCGTCCACAACCTTTTTGATGGACTGCTGTAAGGCGGTCTCTAACGCGTTTTGGTGATTGGCGGCAACCGCAAACTTTTCAGCCAAAATCTTCACGCGGCTTTTACCATCGTCAACATCGAGTGCCATGCCAGCTTCGTGCTGCTTACCCTTGTCGGTGACGTTCACGTTCAATTTCACGTTATAACCCGTAGACAATACGCCATCACCGATCAGCGCCTTATGGATGTAGGCTTGCCCTGATTTATCGACAAACCAGCCCCATTTAAAGTCTTCAATTGGGCAGTAGCTATTGATGCCGTCTCTTGGCTCATCTATAGGGCAGCCGATATAACCACCAGCGGGAACACCAAAGCGAGTATTTGCCAGATGCTTAATGGCAAACTCCTGCCCTTCAGCAGTCAGGAACGTGAAGAAGTTTTTCTCGTGATATTTTGTAGCGGTATGGCGACTTTCAGCAAACCCCAGTTCTCGAAGCTCAGCTGCGCCAGATTTAGATGGCAGATCTCCACCAGTCAACGCACCACGAAAAAACAGCGCATAAAGAACATCCGTCGCAGCGCCGGACAACGTAATGATTTTCTGACCCATGATTTATTTCCTTTTAGGCGTGAGCCTGTCGCACGGCAAAGCCGCCGAAAGTTAACGGTTTGC